AGGAATTGATGAGCGTATAACTAGACTCGTTTCCCTCTTTATGTCAGCCCTTAAACGGGCCAATATCCGTGCATTCCCAGTTGAAAGCTCCGATATTGCACGATCAAAGCTAGTATCAGGTTTTCTTAAGTGGATGGTATCCAGCGGATATATTCCACGGTTTTACCGAGAGATGGAACTCGGAGCTAATTATTTGCTTGAGCGGGGTGTACTGATTACCTACGTAGGTTGGCAACGTGAGGATCGTCGATTCTTACAGCAATTAAATCTTAATCAGATTGCAGAAATCAGCCCAGAGGTAGCGCAAGCTATCCAGGATGGTGATAACGATGAAGAACTAATTATCCTGCTCCAAGCAACTTTTGAGGGAACCACGGACAAGCGAGCCAAGAAAGCACTCAATGACCTTCGAAAAAATGGTGCGGCAGAACTTCCTGTTGTCAGACGACAGGTCAATGCACCCGAAGTCAAGACGCTGGCTCCTGACGGGGACTTCTTTTTCCCTCCTTACGTTACTGACCCGCAACGTGCGCCTTACTGTTTCTGGCGTACTTACTATACTGCACAGGAGCTAGAGAACAAGGTAATAACCGAGGGCTGGGATGAGGGCTTCGTGCAGATGGTTATCGACAAGTACCGTGGAGTAAACATTGACAGCATTGAGCGTGAGCAAGAAGGTCGTCGATCCATTAGTCTTACGGATAACGCATACGAAGCTGAAGAACTTATTGAGATCACATACGCTTACCAACGACTGGTTGATAAGGAGGATGGGTCAGAAGGTATTTACTGCACAGTATTTCACCGTGACTTCAGCGGTGATGAAACCACACAAGGGTACGCTAAGTTTGAACTCCTAAATGGATACGAGGACTACCCTGTTGTGGTCACAAAGATATCTGAGGATAGCAAACGACTCTACGATGTTACAACTGTTCCGTCTGTCCTTCGGGGAATACAGAACCAAGTGAAAGTCGAACGGGATTCAAGAATTGACAGAAACAGCCTAGCGACGCTTCCACCTATTCTGCACCCCGTTGGGCAGGCTCCAAGCGATTGGGGGCCAGGACGCATGATCCCGTACCGTCGTAAGGGTGACCTAGATTTTGCACCGACCCCATCCTACAATCAAGGATCCTTGGAGATGGAGCAAACCCAGCAGACACAGGCCGACAGACTCGTTGGCCTAGACGAGGGTTCGGCTATCAGCCAGATCCGTCAGCAGTTCCTGGTGGACAAGTTCCTTAGCCACACGGCGGAGGTTCTTCGCATGGCTTATCGTTGCTTCCAACGTTTCGGACCGGATGAGGTATTCTTCCGTGTAACCGGTACACCTGATCCAATACAACTCAACAAAGGAAACCCTGATGAAAACTTTGACATCCTTATTAACTTTGATGTCCAGAACACTGACCCAGATACGGTCAAAAATAAACTTCAGCAGTTTGTTCAACTCAATCAACTCAATGCTAACAACCGCCTTAACGTGGACAACCTCCTCGACATTGCGGCTGCTGAGATTGATCCAGTCATGGCTGATGCAGTCCTACAACCTGTTGAGACCGCACAGCAAGAAATGGTTAAGAACGTTACGGACGATCTTGCTAAAATCTATTCAGGGATTGAAGTACCTGCTAGACCTGCTGGAGCACAGATTGCGATACAAGTAATACAGCAGTACTCCTCCCAGCCAGATGTAGCACAGCGTCTACAGACTGATCCAGCATTTGCTGAACGTTTACAGAAGTACGCAGGTCAGTACACCTTCCAGATGCAGCAAGCACAGAATGCTCAGATTGGTCGAGTAGGTACAGCACCTGCACAGATGGGTGACATTCAAACACAGAATCTATAATGATACAGCCAGCAGAGCCAGCAGACTTTCAAGGCATTCCGTTTCTTAGTAACGAAAAACAGCTTACACCGTACGAGTTCGCTATGGGTCGAGCCAAACAGATGGAGCTTGATAAAAGATTAGGCGAAGCGGGCAGGGCTATTGAGAAATACTTCGGTCCTGAGCTTCAGAGCGAATCATTTATACCCGCCATATCAGCAATGCTTGGCAACATTAACGTCGAGACAGGCAATACCTTTGATTTCAAACAAAAACAAAAGGGCGGCAATGGGTACGGACTGTTTCAGTTCGATTTCCATAAGCCGTATTACAGACGTTACCTAGAAAATAAAGGTCTAGAGGATAGTGTTGATTCACAGGTAAAGTACGTATATGACAATATATTTGGTGATCAACAAAAGATTATGGGTGAAGGGAACGCAGAAAAGATGCGGGAAGCACTCAAGGCAACTGATCCGCTTGCCATCTCTGATTCATTCCAAAAAATATTTTTAAGGCCAGGTAAGCCACACCAGGACAGGCGAAGGGAAGCAAGTCGTATGTACTCAATACTTCTTACACCTGCAAAATAATTTATGGATATACAGGATGATATTAAGATGCTCCAGAACTACGAGCAGTTTGCTCGGTTCATAGGCATGATACAACAACTCCGTGAGGAAACAATATCAGAGATGCACGAAGCCTCTACTGATAGCTTACAACAACTTTCCGGTCGTATTATTACTTACGATCAAATACTGCAAATGTCGGACTGGCCATTACTAAATGCCCGGTTCCGTGATTTGTTGTAAACCATATGTTATAATCGCTACCTCGCAATCGCTTGGCGTAAATAAGCGGAAAGATTATGACAGACGAAATCACAACTGGAGACGCTGAACCAGTACAAAATACAGTGGACAACAATAATATATCCGTCACGGATTTCGTTGCTCAACGAATCGGAGGAGGAAACCAGGAGGCTGAGGAAACTCAATCGACTGAAGAAACCAACGAGGAGACTGAGGAACAAGTAACAGAGGAGACAGACGGGGTTCCCAGCGAAGGGACTCAAGAAGAATCCGATGGTGCTGAATCCGAAGATGTTCTTTCACAGTTGGACTTAGACGAAATGTCTGAGGAGGATCTACGGGAACTGGCTGACAAGCTAGGTAGTCGTGCGGTTGCTCGGTTCGGTGAACTGACAGCAAAACGTAAGGCTGCTGAAGAACGCTTAACTCAGCTAGAATCAAAGCTAAAAGAATCCGACAATCCGCTCAATACAACCAAAACAGTCAAGGATAACCCTTACAGTAACCTCGACACAGTCGAGAAGCTACAAGAGAAGGCATCCGAGATTGAAGGTATTGTTGAGTGGGCTGAAAACATTCTTTTTGAAAGCGATGAGTATACTCCCAACGATGTAGTAACAGAGATTGATGGCAAGGACTGGACGAAGAAGGAAGTGCGACAGGCATTACTTAATGCTCGTAAAGCACAGAAAACATTCCTTCCTGATCAGCTAACTAAAGTACAAGCCCAAGTACAGGGCGAGCAACTTACTCAAGCATTTGAGGAAAGAGCCAAGAAAGAACTTAAGTGGCTGGAAGGAGAGGATAATGACCTTCGGAAACAGTTTGAGTCAACAGTAGGTGATAGCCGTTTTAAGAAACTCAAAGAGGTTGTTAAGCGTGAAGCACCGGACGTTGCTGCTCAACTTGATTATTTCTTTGCTCATGCTACAAACAGCATCTACGGACGCAAGCCTGTAGCAACAAGCAACGGAAGCCCTAAGTTAAATCCTCCTCAAACAGCAACGCCTTCATCAGCTACTTCTGAGAAGTCATCGTCAAGAACAGCTAAAGCCATCAAAGAACTTGAAGCTAGATTCAAGCAAACGGGTAACGCTCGTGATTTCGCAGAACTTCGCAAACTTAAAATGTTAAAACGATAATTCTTAAACTTATTTACAATGTCCTTTTCAAATACATTCGACACAACCAATACAGGTTCTGGTGTATCCAATCGTGAAGACTTGACAGATGTTCTGACAATTCTTGCACCTGAGGAAACTCCAGTCCTTTCTTCTGCTAACAAACAACGTGCCTCCGCTACTAAGGTAGAATGGACCGTTGATGCTCTTGCCGCTCCTTCAACCGCTGGTATCAGCGAAGGTGCTGACGTTACTGCATTCACCGACCAGTTCGCTGGCCGTGCCCGTCTGGGTAATCGTGTACAAAAGTTCCGTCGTGACTATATGGTTTCCGATCTCCAGGAAGCTGTTGACTCCGTTGGTCCTGCTAAGATCGCTCAAGCTGAAGCTAAAGCAATCCGTGAACTCAAGCGTGACATCGAGGCTACACTTTGTGGCACTCAAGATGAAGCCATTGAGGACGGTGCTGGTACAGCTAATCAGCTTCGTGGCCTTGGTGACTGGCTTGACGGTGCTGCTGGTAGCGTTCCTGCTGCATTTCAGACTCCTGATGCCAGCATCTACACAACCGCTGAAGCTGCTGCTGATGCTTTCACTGAGTCAGCACTCAATGATATCATCACCTCTATCTTCACAGTAACTGGTTCCACTAACGACTTGGTTCTTGTTGCTGATACAGGTCTTCGTCGTGTAGTTGCTGACTTCGCTCGCTTCGGTGCTGCTGGTACTGCTGCCTCTGAAGCCGGTGTTCGTAGTGTTAACTATGACGGCAACAGCGGAAGCATCAAGCTTTCCGTTGATCTGTACGAGTCCGACCACGGTGTTGTTTCTATTGTTAACGGTAACCCTGATTGTATGCCTAACTTCGGTGGTAATACAACTACTGGTTCTGGTTACTTGGTTAACCCAGAATACTACGGTATTCACGAACTGATCCCTATGGGTTCTACTCGCCTTCCAAATCTTGGTGGCGGTGAGCGTGGATTCGTTGACTGTGCATTGACCCTCGGTGTTTACCACCCTGGCGCACACGGTGTCATTCAAGACGTAGCTTAATAACAAAGGAGATACAATACTATGGCTAAATTAACCGTAAACGAATCAACAGGTGATTTCACTCACGTTCTTGTTCTATCTGCTCAAGACATCGTAAACTCAAGCACTAACCAAACAGTATGGGGCAAGATCCCTGCTGGTGGTGCTGTTGACGTTGCCTTTGCTGTGGAGTCCGTAGCTCTTGTTGGAGCGTCTGACATCACGCTTGAAGTTGGAACCGGAACTGACGATGACACACTTATCGACAGCTTCGACATTGACGCTAACGCTGGAGCAACTGTCTACAATACTGGAACGGATTTCGTTCAAGCTGATGGGGACACAGAAGTTAAAGCGGGAGCCTCTCCTGTTGCTGGTTCTGGTGGAGCATCTGCTACCAACTTGATTTACAAGTTCGGCGGTACAGTTGCTGACTTGACTGAAGGTGAAGTTATTATCGGTGTTCGTGTATTCGATCCGCTTCGCTTCTCTGCAAGCTAAATGATTCTGGTTGGGGGTGACTGCGTAGCGGTCACTCCCTTCCTTTCCTTATGGATATTATTACGAAATTGCCTGAGAAGGCATACACGGACGGAGAACTGGATGCTGCATTTCTGCAAGAGATCCAGAGTGGGTTTGAACTTGAGCGACAAACAGAAAAGGCTCGTGTCAAGCAGGCTCAAAAAGAAGCATCAGAATTACGAGGGACTACTCACCCGACACTTGGTAAGCCGGTGGCTACAATACCAGCACGTGAGTATTTCCGACTTATACAGAAGTACGGTACAGAGACTGTGCATTCTAAAGATTTTTTAAAGTACTACAACAAGAAGTTCCCAGAACTTAGCCCGAACAAAGCATAATGCAAAACAGAAAGTACAAGGATCTATTTAGGCTTATAACTTCAATGATCGGTACTGGTGGCGAACTGCCAGGTAGCGGAACAGAAGATACTCAGCTAGCTGACTTTATCAATCGTAGGTTCTTTGAGGCTTATCAGACTAGCTCTGTATGGCCTCGTTACGTAGTCACAGGCGAAGAACGTGACATTGCTGTATATAACATATCTAATGTAACTGGTTCTGCGGCAGACAAGGTAAATGGTAACTTCAAGCTAGTAGGTCAGATTGACTCAACAAGTCTAGTCGGCAAGGAGGATACGAACATTTACGCTAAGATTGATACGTATCAAAATACGACTGCTGATAATCTATTTACGGGATCATTTATTTACAAACTAGATAGCGGTGTTTGGAAGATTTCAAATGATTCAACTGAGATCATTATTCTCGATAGCGGAAAAATTCGAATAGACTCCGAAGGAACGACACGATACACATCAGTCAGCACTACCGCAGATAACATCGAAGATGTTAAAGTATGGACAGCGGGAACGGATGTATCAGGTACTCCACGAATCAAGGCAGTACAAATGATTCCTTACGTGCAATTCGGAAAAACAAACATCGGTGATGTTAATCGTATTCATCGAAAAAAACCATTCTTCAATAACTCAGCTATTGAATACGACTTTTATGCTGACGTAGATGGTGCTCACATTCTTAACATTACGAACACTACTGATTCTACCGCCTTCGTAACGTACAAGATTCCGTTCGCTGCATTTACTGTAACAACTGATTTTTATAATTCTGAGGTAGATGTTCCAGAGGAGTTTTTTAACTTCATAGCTCATACAGCCTATGCTGACTTCCTGCGTGTACAGAACAAACAGGAGGAAGCAATCGCTGAAGAAAATGTCGGAGCCAAGTATCTGGCACAGGAGCTAGAGAAGGTAGACATCCGAATGAATAACTCCACAATCAATAAACGATTCTCAACTTACGTCAACCGACAATCCCGATAACCCTTGTGATATAATACGACTATGGCAAGTTCACGAAATAATACCCTAGAATTTTCTTCTGGTGGATCTGTAATCGCTAACGCTTCAACCGATGTACCAACTGGTAGCTACGGTGCGATTCAATTCCTCAAGGATTCAACCATTGATGCAATCACAGAAACAAACGTTACCAATGAAAGTCTCCTATTGGATACATTCGGTGCAGGAACTATCCTATATGGTCAGTTCCAAGATGTTTCAATTAGCTCTGGTTTAATCGCAGTACACAAGGTTTAATATGCACGTCAGTCTGGATCAGGCACTAGGTAGAGAATCCTCGTCGCCTAGCAGAGTGGGTGACAGGCTCCTCCAGATT